ATCACGTATGCTGAGAACCGCATGTATCGTGACATCGACTTCATGTTCACGTCCACGTCTCTGCACGGCCTAAGTTTTGTTCTGACGCCCGGCAACCGCAACCTATCCTTTAACATCAACCTGTCCAGCAACAGCGACGCCTCCGAGGGCACGTTCGTTGTCAGCGAGCAGATCAATCTTTTGACTGACGCAAGCGGCAATGCTGCGGCTACAACAAACCCTGACGCCTGCGTGCGCACGCCGCTCCTGCCGACGACGAAGGAGTTTCTTGACGCGGTTTACGGCTCGTCCCTGACGGCCAATTGTGGCAAGCCAATGTATTTTGTCCCGTTTAACGAGACGCTTTTCTTTGTTGGCCCGGTTCCGGATCAGGCGTACCCGGTTGAGGTTGTGGGCACATACCGCCCCAACAGCCTCTCGGCGACAAACAAGACCACGTTCATCAGCCTCTATTTGCCCGAGACCTTCATCATGGCCTCAATGATCTACATCAGCGCATACCAGCGCAACTTCGGGCGAGCCAACGACGACCCGCAGATGGCGATTACATATGAGAGCCAGTATCAGGCCCTCCTGAAGAGTGCCGTCGTTGAAGAGGCCCGCAAGGAGTTTCAGTCATCCGGATGGTCTTCCAAGTCTCCCGCCACCGTCGCAACGCCGTCGAGGTAAAACATGCCTCATCAGGCCCTTAAGCTCATCGCAGGCGTTGACCAGAACAAGACGCCGACGCTCAATGAGGCGGCGATCTCATACTCAAACCTTATTCGTTTTATTCCAGACCGAAATAACATCGGCTTGGTGCAGAAGCTTGGCGGGTGGACGCAGTTCTTCACCAACCCCATCGGGTCCGTTGTCCGGTGCCTCCTCGCGTGGGAGGACATCAATGCCAATGCTTGGCTGGGTGTCGGGGCCGAGGCATCCTTGAACGTGATTGTTGACGGCGGCCTGAAGAACATTACGCCGCAGACAACGACCGCCAATGTCGCCGTGTCCTTCACGACAACGACCGGGGCCACCGGCAATGTCGTGACCGTAAATGCGGCGGGCAGCAATCTCGACCAATACGATGCCGTAAACATTCAAACGCAAGTCAGTGTCGGCGGCCTTGTCCTGTTTGGCGCGTATCCGGCCATTCCAGTTAACGCAAACCAATTTCAGATATTGGCCACAAACATCTTTGGAGAACCGCAGTACGCCACGTCGGCAGTGACCAGTGGTGGCTCGGTGGCGTCTTTTGCCTTCACAAACGGCTCGCCGACAGTGACTGTCACGCTGGCCGACCACGGCTATGTGGCAGGAAGCACCTTTCCGGTCCTTGTCTCGTTGTCGGCGGGCAGCGTAACGGTCTTTGGAAATTACGTAGTCTCGTCCGTCACCTCGACGAGCGTCTTCACCATCAACGCATCCAGCTCCGCCTCAACGACCCCGACACGGTCGGCGTCAGGCACGGGCACAACCGCGACCCTCACTTATCCCACGTCTTACACAATACCCGTGGGCAGCACGATTGTGGTCGCTGGCGTAACGCCCGCCGGATACAACGGCACGTTCACCGTGACTGCCTCGTCCTCCGGCAGCGTGTCCTACGCCAATGCGACGACCGGCGCTCAGACTGTTGCGGGAACCATCATCGTCACTGTCGCCAAAGAAAATGGCGGGAACGCCCGCTTCATCTACTACAATGGCATCGGTGCCCTTTCGGCCAATTCAGGATACGGCGTCGGCGGCTACGGTGTCGGTGGCTACGGCTCCGGCAGCGCACCATCTGCCAACACCGGGACGCCCATCACGACGACTGACTGGACTCTTGACAACTGGGGCGAGACCCTCATTTCGTGCCCCCTCAACGGGCCAATTTATGAGTGGTCCCCGACTGCAAATAATCCCATTGCGACAATTATTCCCACTGCACCCCTCGTCAATCAGGGCGTCTTCATCGCCATGCCCCAGCGTCAGGCCATTGCTTGGGGCTCGACATTTAACGGCATTGAGGATCCACTCCTCGTCCGTTGGTCTGACGTCAACAACTACACGTCGTGGATTGCCGCAATCACGAACCAAGCGGGCTCCTACCGCATTCCCAAGGGTTCGCGCATTGTCCAGTGCATTCAGGCGGCGCAGCAGGCCCTGATCTGGACGGACCTTGGCGTGTGGGCCATGCAGTATGTTGGCCAGCCATACATTTATCAGTTCAACGAGCTTGGCACGGGCTGCGGCCTGATCGGGCGCAAGGCCGCCAGTTCTATGGGCGGAATTGTCTATTGGATGGGACAGAGCCAATTTTACAAACTCTCAGGGTCCGGCGTCGAACCTGTCATGTGCCCCGTTTGGGATGTTATTTTCCAAGATTTGGACACTGACAACCTCGATAAGATCAGAATTGCGCCAAACTCGCGATTTAATGAAGTCGCATGGTTTTATCCCACAAAGGGCAACGGCGGCGAAATAAATGCGTATGTGAAATACAACGTCGGCCTTGGCCAGTGGGACTACGGTACGCTTTCGCGCACGGCTTGGATCAATGAGAGCGTCCTCGGCCCCCCGATTGGCGCGGGCATTTTGCCGGGCGGCACTAACAATTTCATCGTGCAGCACGAGACGTCAACGGACGCGGTCAATGCCTCAAATGAGCCCGAGCCAATCATGGCCAGCTTCCAGACGGGCTACTTTGCCCTGACTGAGGCTGACGTGAAAATGTTCATTGATCAGGTCTGGCCTGACATGAAGTGGGGCTACTTTGGCGGGTCGCAAAATGCGACAGTGCAATTGACTTTTTATGCGGCTGACTACCCCAGCTCGACACCTTACACCTACGGCCCCTACAATCTGACGCAAAACACTGACTTCATCACGCCCCGCTTCCGTGGCCGTCTGGTGTCAATCAAGGTTGAGAGCCAAGACCTCGGGTCATTTTGGCGCATCGGCAACATGCGATACCGCATCCAGCAGGATGGGAAATACTGATGCCTGCATCATTAGACGATATTTTGACCGTCCAGAAGAATGCCGTCGTGGCGGTCAACACGCTGGGCCAGTCAACGCTTCGCGGCCTCGGCACGGCGACGTCGGCGACAGTCACGGCGGCGACGTTGATTGCCACCGGCAAGGGCTACCTCGTGAATGTTGCCGTCGTTGTCGCGGGCAGCGCCTCGGGTCTGGTTTCCAATTACACGGCGGCGACGTCAGTCCCCGCCTCGACTGCGCTCATGGCCACGCCGACCACGGTGGGCGTCTACCGAGCCGGTCAGGTATTCACGAATGGCCTCGTCATCACGCCCGGAACTGGGCAGTCCATCAACGTCACCTATTCGCTGGGATAAGTCATGCCGCTTGCTAAGGGACATTCCCAAAAAGTTATCAGCCACAACATCAGCGAGATGGTTCAGGCCGGGCACCCGCATGACCAAGCCGTCGCCGCCGCGCTTAATACTGCCCGCAAGGCTAAGGCTGGCGGCGGACCCATGAAGAAATCACAAATGCCGCAGCAAGTGAACAAAATTCACGTTGGGCCAATCCACAGCCCCGTTGCCGGTCGCACAGACCACCTGCCCATGCACGTCCCGTCGGGTTCATACGTTCTGCCCGCCGACATTGTCTCGTCTCTGGGCGAGGGGAATACGATGGCAGGATACCGCGCCGTCAGGCTGATGTTTGAGAAGGCCCCCTACGGCGCATACGCGCAAGGCGTCCATGTGGGTAACCCCGTGCCAATTGTTGCCGCTGGCGGGGAATATGTGCTGTCTCCTGACGAAGTGTTGTGGGCGGGCGGGGGAGACCTTGACGCTGGCCACAAGAAGCTTGACGACTTCGTCAACGGCACGCGCGCCGAGCTTATCAAGACATTGAAGGCCCTACCCGGGCCGAAGAAAGACTGAGGGGTCATAAATGCCGCAGGAAGAGCTAAAGGTCTGGGTCGGAAAGCCAGACGACATTGACGTCATGATGGAACTCGCCACGCTCGCGTGCGACGAAAATGGCTTCGTGGACCCAGATCCCGTCCGCCTTTTGAATGAGTTATGGCCAGCCCTTAACAGAGAAAAGGGCATTGTCGGCATGGTCGGAATACCCGGCGAAAAACCGCAGGGGGCAATCCTTTTGAGGATCGGCCAAATCTGGTATAGTAATCAGGAAATCCTTGAGGAGCGTGCAGTTTTCATTCACCCGGACTTTAGATCTACAAAAGGCGGGCGGGCGCGAAAATTGTGTGACTTCAGCAAGAGAGTTGCGGATGAGCTTGGCCTTCCCCTCACGATTGGCGTCCTGTCCAATCAGAGGACGTCTGGCAAAATCCGTATGTACGAACGAATTTTTGGTGCTCCCGCAGGGGCATACTTCCTTTACGGAACCCGCACTGGCGCTGCTCAGGCAGCCGAATAATTGAGGTAAGACTATGGGCGGCGGCGGAAAAGGCGGCACTACCACAACGCAGACGATGCAAATCCCGCCAGAGGTTCTGGCGAGATACAATGCCGTCAACGCGCGCGCCGAGACCGTTGGGCAGACGCCTTATCAGGCCTACAGCAGCAATCCCAATGCTTTTGTCGCGCCCTTGACGCAGACGCAGCAGGCGGGCATTCAGAATACCAACGCGATGGCCGGTGCCGCGCAGCCTTACTACGGCGCGGCAGCGGGCCTGACGGCTGCGGGCGCAGGCAGTGCGGACCCCAGCGCCCTGAACGTGGGGCAGTATTACAACCCCTACACGCAGGCCGTGGCCGCCCCGACGTTGGAGGCCCTCCAGCAGCAGCAGGGCGTTGACCGTTCCAATCTAATGAACCCGCAGACGGCGCACTCTTTTGGCGGCGACCGCTCTGGCCTTGTTGCAGCTAACTTGTCCCGCCAGCAGGAACTTGGCACGGCGCAGGCGATGGCCCCGATCTACCAGCAGGCTTATCAGCAGGCTTTGCAGACTG